TCCCTTCTTCGAAAGCTGTGGCGTTAGCATCGCCTGCCACATAGCTTGAAGCACGCCAGTTACAACGTGCCTCAAGGTCTTTCAGAACTTTCACCCCTGCATCGGAGTCGAAAGTCTGTTTATACATGTCTCTTAGCTGTTCGATTTCTTTCATTTTTGCCCTGATAGGATTGTTAAACCACGTTTTTCTGCTATTAACTTGCTTAACATTTTGCCAAATTCATCAGCAGCCGCATCATTTTCAAACTTTATAAAGTCTTGTTTTTCAATAGCGTAGTCATAAGCTTCGTCTTTAGAAAGCTTTTTCAACTCGCCGTCAATCATGCGCACTGTTGGAAACAGCATTCCATCCATAGTTATTGTTTTTATTGTTTCTCGCGCTTCAGTCATTGGTGTTTCAGGGTCCAAAGCCCTTGCCATCCACGCTGGGCGCTTTTTTAGTATTTCCGTCATTCGCCAACCATCCTAACGGCTTGTGCTGCTTGCGCCGTGGTGTACACATCTTCTTGTTCCATCTGGCGCTGTTGCATCATTGCCTCTTGTTCTGCGCGGGCCTTGCGTGTCTCAGCTACCTCACGGCTAGTGCGCAGTGTCGTCTTTGGAACGCCCAGCGCATCAGTGACATGCTCGACAAGCCCATCAGGGTCAAGGTGGTCGCCCACTGGAAGCGACTGTGACAATGGAAGCAGTATCTCAAGAGCCCGCATTGTGTTGTTAAGGCTGTTAGATTTCTGTGCTTTTGCCAGCGGTGATACATACTCGATGTCGATGTCACGGCCCTGCAAGATTTCTGGTGGTGTTGCCAGCATGTTTTCACGCAGCATCAGCGCAAACACACGGTCAATCATAGGACGCAGCATCTCATTCATCAGCCTGCCCAGCACAGGGCCAATCACCCTCATGCGCTCTTCTTGCCTTTGAATAACCTCCGTAGCAGTCATGCCCGGCTGTCCTGAGAACAAAATCTGGTCAACATAAAAGGCCTGACGAATTGCAGCCCGGCGCTGTTCTTCCATGTTTAGGCCGATAGGAATGTTGGCACCAGTCTGCAATGGCGTAATTGTGTCGCGGGAACCAGCCCGGAAAAAGTTCAGGCCACCCGGCTGTGTGCGGATAGGCAACAAAAAGCCGTCATCAGGCACAAGCAATGGCGGGTCAATCATTTTCTGTGCCGCCTGAATGATTGTCTTAGACATCAGGTTAAGCATCTTAACGTCAGGCAACGCTGTCATTGCTGGTGAACGGCCCATAACCTCGCCAGTCGCCTTGAGGAAGCGCGGAACAACATATGGCAGTTCAGAAAAGCCACCCTCAGACATAATCATCTTTGTCTGCATGCAAATGTACACAGACATAAATGGCATATTCTTGTTGTCAGCCTTAGTTACATTGCGCTCAGTGCGCGGCATAACTGCGTGCAAGATTTCGACTTCTTCGTCAGGGTTCTTTTCAATCTTTTTCTTGATGTAATCGCTAACATTATTAATGCCAAAGCGTTCTACAGCTTGCTCCGCAGTCATTTTGTACATGCGGAACACAGTGTTCACCATGCCGAACTGGTCTTCTTGCGCGTAAAACTCAGAGATGTGGCGTGTGCTAAACCGCAGATTGCCCTTGTCCATCTCAATAAACATGCAAGACGTACCGAACACAACCAAGTCAACGTAGGTCTCATGCACCTCAGTCTCAAAGTTTGACTGGTTAAAGGCCCGCATCATACGCATAGATGTATCTTGCAGCCATTCGCGCACATCATCATCGCGGTTGATGTCTGTATCCTTGATGTCCAAATGAAACCATGGCGCTGCGCCACTCGTCAGCATGCCATGAAGGAAAGCAGCCATTAGGTCGATAGACTGTAAAGCAGTGCCGTCATAGATAAGTTCCATGCGCTTCTCACCGCGTGAGCGCTTCTTCACAATATCAGCTTTACGCGGCAGCATGTAATCCGCTAGTTCCTGATAGTGCGTATCCCAGTTATCGCGGCGGCTTTTAGTGTACTCGAACCGCTTTACTATGCTGACTGCTTTATCCATGACTTACCCCAATAGTGTTGGTGTTTTGGTTGTTGGCGTTGTTGTATCACCCAATGCACCAGCTACGATAGTAGAGCCACGGCCCCTACGCCGCGATACTTCGCCTGCCATAGCTTCTTCAGCCAAAGCTTTAGCTTTCCCAATATCCGGCTCTGGTGGCGGGGGAGGTGGTGGAGGTGGTGTTGGCATTTTAGGGGTCAGAAAACTCATGGCTGTCTCCTATGGGTAAGTCGCTTCTGGTGGGAACTCTGGCTCCTGCATTGCTATTTGCGGCGCTGTTGCGACAGCGGCTTCAAAATTTGCAAACATTGTTTGTGCAACCGCCTCGTTTTTTTTAACCTTTGCAATCATTGCAGCGCTGGTTTTGTTTTCTTCAAGTATCTCTGCCATTGGCTTATAAATGCCTTCTGTTGCTAACATTTGACACCCAATATATCGTTTAGCGTTGCCACCTTGAGGGTTATCTGTCGTCATATTGCCAACGCCTTCATCCCACATTTTTTGTTTATGCGGGTGGTCGTCTGGTAACTTTTGGTAGTGGTAAACAGACCGCCTTAAATTCGGTGTGTTTGCGCCAACATTATAAGCAAAACAATATAACGCATCTCTTTGGTTCTTTTCTAATGCTTGTGTGTCTATTGGCAAATTTACTACACCGTCTTTGCGAGTGCTTTTTTTGGCAAACAACTCATCTAGCCGATGTGTATACATAGCCGCAATTTCACGCTCTAAAGCAGGCTGTGCTGCCATCAACCGTGCAAAATTTAATCTGTTCTCAGTGTTGTCTGGTGCTTGTTCTTTAGTCGAAAAAGCTGCCAACTCAGGCACACTTTCAATAAATTCTCGAAGTTTAGGGCTTTGCATCAAGTCTTGAAATGTAGTCATACGAATATGAAAAAGCCCAGCGGTGTTCTTTCCATCGGTGCTAAGTTCTGTTGCGATTTGGCGTTCTGACTCAATACTACTAATGTAATCAAGAATTTCTTCTCGACCCTTTGAAAACTTAGGTTCAAAAGCAATAGGGGTGGTATTTACACCCTCAAGACTTAAATATGCGTTTTCATCATATTCGATTGCCATATCACTACCTATCGCTAACAAGCACGCCTTGGCCTTCCAGCAGGGTGTCACCAGTAAGCTTTTTAAAACGAGTACCCCTACCACGTTTCTTAGTAGGCGATAACAGTGTTGTTTCTTCCACATCTTCTACAACTGGGGCTGCTAACTCTGACACTGGCTCTGGCTCTTGCTTTGACCCATCGCCTTTAAATGGGTTGAACTGTGATTGCCCTGTGTATACTTGCGTTCCTTTGACTGCGCCCTCAGTTACTGCACCAACAACATCACCACGCTCATTCGTTACAGGGTCACCACCTTCAATAATCTTATCAAGAATGCTTTTAGCCGTGGCCTTGCCCGCAAGGTTTAACAAGTTCAACGCAGCTGTTCCCATGCCCGGCACCTGTACTTCTCCGGGTGGTAGCTGCCCAATATTTGCGCGTGTTGCTAACCCGCCCAGCTGTTCTTTTGTAACCTTTGTTGTGCCAGCAAGCTTTGCAGCTGCTTGTTGCCCATAGCCGCTAGTGCCTATAGTCGCCAAAACATCACCCGGCGAAAGCCCTTGCTTCGGCGCACGCATTTCGCGTTCTTCTCTGGTAAACCCACTGGTGTCTGGTTTTGTCGTCTTGGCTCTTGTCGGCGTATCCGTTGGGGTAGCAAAGTCTCTTACAGACGGCTCTTTTGGTGGGGCTTTTGGTTCAGCCATAGTTAAGCCAGCGTACTTTGTAGTGCCAAACATAGCTTGTGATTGGCCCGGTGACATCCCCAGCCCCGGCGTTTGTGACGGTGCTTTCTTAGCTGTAGGCTTGCCAACAGAAACTATTGGTGAGCGCTTCTTTTCGCTGGGCCTATAACCTAGCTGTTCACCGCCCCCACTGGTGCCTCCACCTGAACCCATCTTAGAACTCCTTCAATTTGTGGAAACCGACCTTGCCAGTCTCCGTTCGTAGCCAATAGCAGTCAATATAACCCATTTGAATAAAAATGTCTTTCAAAGACCTAAAGCCCTCGACTATCCCTTGACGACCCCCAAAACAGATAAAATCAACAACCCAAGGACTATCGCCATCAC